GTTACGAGATAACCGAACAGGGTGTCCGGAGGCTAGAAAAAAGCGTTCCCGGGCCTACTGCGAGTCCTCCCGTGGCGGCTCCCACAGCGCGGCCTAGTTCCGGAGGTTCGTCCGGTGGCACCCTTGAGTCGCTTTGGCGAGACTTGATGGACAACCAGACAGACTGGTGGGATCCGAACTGGCAGAAGAAGATGGATCCGGATGCCAACTTCAACATGAACGGACCTGATTACAAGCGCAGGTCCGATGGCAAGGGGCTTTGGTTGTCCAAGAAGGACGGCTCAATCCTTATCCCCAACTGGTTCGTTTGCCCGTTCACGGGCAAGACCTCCAACGAACTAACAACCATCAGTGGCACCATCCGAGGCTAGTCCCCGGATACTCTCTGCGGAAGAAGTTACTCGTCGTCTCGCCAAAGCAACAGGCGCTGCGGCGGGTAACTTCCAAGCAGCGGAGTCCCCGAAGAGGTGGTCATCGACAATAGACGTTGTTACGAACCTTGTAGGATTCATCCGGAACCCAACAGAGCGTTGGTATCTGGGTATCCCAGAGGTGGACATCGCATCCCGTGGAGTCGGGAGAGGCGAAGTCCTCATGGTGGTTGGCCGGTCACACACCGGTAAGTCACAGGTTCTACTCAACGGTATTGTCACCAACCTTGTAAACAACCCGGCAGCCCACGTAGTCATCTTCTCAATGGATGAACCACGGGAACTGGTAGTGATGAAACTGTACTGTCTGCTGCGCGGCAAATCTTCCACAGAAGTAGAAGAAGCCGTCAAAGCAGGCGACGAAGCAGTCATCGCAGACCTTGCACGAGCAGCCAAGGAGGAACTGTCACGAGTAGCAATCGTAGACGAGTCCATACCACTGCCCGCCATGGCCGACGTTTTAGATGAGGCACGAGAATGGTGGGGATGCAACCCGTCCTTCACCATGATCGACTACTTGGAACTACTCCCCGGAGGCGATTCAGACTCCACGGGTGTGACCTCTAAAGCGCAAGCCGTCAAGCGATGGGCTAAAACACAGCGCGTCCCCGTCGGGCTGGTACATCAGGCCGGACGAGGCGCCGGAGAGAAAGGTAAAGCAGCCGGACTATACGCCGGTCGTTACGGTGGAGAACAGGAAGCAATCTTTGTGCTGGAAGTATACCGGCAGAAAGATAGGCAAGACCTGTCGGAATGGGAGAAAGACTACCATGCCAACTCCGTCAACCTGAACCTGTGCAAAAACAAGCGCACAGCAAGACTGGTGGATCAAGTCTATTACCTTGATCCCCTATGCGGGCAGGTTCACCCCTACTGGGAAGAGTTGACACCGGACAAGGGAGGCGCGTCATGACCGACGATACGGTTGGTCCCGGCGCAGCCTTTGCATCCCTGTTCCGGGGCGGTGGCATCGCCACCGACCAGCCCGGGGTAGGTGACGGGTTCCGACCAATGGAACTACCCTCAGGGGAACACGTTCCAGCCCTCGGTGCCGGCTTCACAGACATTTGCGTCAAACACCTCACCGAAGAGAACCATCCCATCGGTGTGTACCCACTGTTACCAGCCGTGGCTAACATACACAGCGTGTACTGGGGGTGCGTCGACTTCGACGAAGGGGAAGAGGAATCCCTGATTCACGCAAAGAATCTGGAACTAGTACTACACCGCATGAGTATCAAAGGATGGATCGAACGATCCCGTTCTAAAGGCTACCATGTGTGGGTATTCTTTCAGGAAGCCATGCGAGCAATCGACGTGCGCAATGGATTGCTTGCAGCCTGCCAGATAGTGGATGCACCAACCAAAGAAATCAATCCGAAACAAACAGAACTGACAGGAAAGGGGTGGGGCAACGGAGTCAGGTTGCCTTACCCTGCGGGGCGGCAACCCGGCCGGAATGTGATCCTCTCTGGAGGAGAAGAGATGGACGTGGAGTCATTCGCCTCCTGCGCCCAGTCCAGTCGATGCACAGCCTCCACTTGGAATCCTCTCAGAGCCGTTTACAGCCCTCCTAAGGCCCTCCCAGCCATAGAGTGGGGTAACACCCCACCTAGGGGTGACCTGTCGGGCTTGGCAGGCTCCATTCGTCGCAACGGGCCGCGTCCCGAAGCGAACAAACCGGAGGGAGACAGGTCCGGGGCGTTGTTCTCTTTAGCGTGTGCCATGTTGAAGCAGGGGCATACCCCCAGCGATACGTTGAATGAACTACGCTCGGCTGACGCTGAATGGGGCGGCAAATATGCCGCCCGTCCAGATGGTGAGAAATGGCTACGCACTACAGTCGTCAACGCTCAACGAAGGGTGGTCTAAACAGTGAAAGGCTACACGATTACCGTACCCCGACGACCCAAGGTGAAAGCACGACCACGCCACAACAAGCGAGGTCAAGTGTTTACCCCCAAGTCGACGCTAGAAGAAGAAGATCATGTCGCTGCGGCATGGTCTGAACAGGTTGGAGAAATACTCAATGGCCCACTAGAACTGTACATTGCGTACAGTCCGTCCGAAACGATCCTGCATGTACTACCATCCCCGCATGGATCGCGGACACTACGGGGGGACCTTGACAACTATGTGAAACTGACCCTAGACGCACTCAACGGTGTGGCATGGGGTGACGACGGACAGGTAGTTAGGATCACAGCAGTCAAAGTTGACGAGGCGTAACAGCGCCGGAGGACACTATGCTTGTAGTAGAACTATCACCTTGGGAATACGAATGGGCTTCTCACGTTGGGGCGCGCCGGTTCATTGAGAACTGGGGTAAACGTGACGCCGCCCACTATGACAAGAAACGAATGGAAGACGACCGTACCGCTCAGGTGGCGGCCTGTGTCGGCGAACTCGCTGTCGCCAAGGTCACCAATCAGTACTGGTCGGGGCACGTCTGGCATAAGAGCGATCACAAAACGCATCGGCATCTGCCAGATGTCGGGCACAACATTGAGGTACGTCGGGTACGCACCAGCACTAGCGCCGCTGTGCGACGCCGCCAGTTGAATCAGGATTTGATCCTGTGGGTGGTGCAGCCAGTGGCTCCAGAGTTTCGTGCCGTAGAAATGCTTGGCTGGATCGACCATGATGAGGCATGGGAGAAGGGTGAACCGTCAGGGTACGACCCGGAGAACACTCGGGTGATTGCACAGGAACAGTTGAACCCTGCCATGTGGTACGCTGAGCACCATGAGCAACAGCGGACAGGCCAGACCGACTGACTTCGAGGGATGGATATCCCGTAACCAAACAAATCCTAAAGTACGGGTACTGTTTCCACAGCGAGACGACACAGAAATGGAAGCCATGTTACGGACCCCTCCCGGGGGTCCGGACAGGGGTCCATCGCTGGAAGAAACATCGTTACTGCGTGAAGCCCTTGGTCGGGCAGTGGAGTCGTTGCCTCCAGAGGACCGTTGGATTGTTGAACGGTTACTGATCGAAGGCACGTCGCTACGTAAGACGGGCGTTGTCTTGGGTATCCCCAAGACAACGTTAGCCCGGCGACGCGATCACATCAAACAACGACTGGTGTCTATCCTCACCGATGATCCTGACATGCGTGGATGGATCACACCACCCGTTTAGCAGTCGCTCTCATCAGTCCACCGTTCGGCAAGCGCCTGACGTAGCAACCCCATGAGGGAAGCAGCCCAGTAAGCGAACGCTTCATTGGCTTCTTGCACCCCTCCGATGGCGGCACGAAACGCATCGAATAGACCGTTCGCTTCCGTCTCATCGAACACAAGTAACAGACCCAAGTTTCCATTAGACCACTTGGCGTGAACACCGTCTTCCATGTCGAACAGATTCGATGAAGCACTCAGGTCTTCATAGATTTCCTGCTCCAACACGTCACCCTCGGCTTCCATGAACAGAGTCCACTTGGCTGAGAGTTCAACGGAATCCATGGCTATGTAGTCACTCGCTCCTGTGCGTACGTCTTGATGATACTTAGGGTAGCAGCCGCAGCAGCGACCAGAGCGGTTTTAGCGGAAGCCAAATCACTTACAACAAACACTGCTAGAAAGGCTTGCGCGAAAGTCCACGCTGCCCGTTCAATTATGTTGCTCACTTCTTCTTCCCCTTGTTAGATCGCTTGGAATAGTCGTACGCTATGGCAGCGGCTTGATCCCGGGGGTAGCCCTCACTGATAAGTGTGCCAATGTTTCGCGCTATTGCTTGAGAACTTTTGCCGCGCTTCAACGGCATCGTCAGTACCGGGGCCGACGCGGCTTCTTTGGCGCCACCTCAGTCCCGCAGCGCGCTACGGGCACCGCTGCGCGTCTGCGCACCGACATGACCGATCCCGCTACCACGCGTAATGCTCGTGACCAGAACCTGACCGGCTTTAACCTTCTTAGGTGTTGAACCATCCCTGTGCATGACGCCTACTTCCCGAAGG